TGTTTTTATTTAGCTGTTGTCTGTGATATATGTATTACCTGTAGCAATTGCATCTGTATAGCTAGACTTATCTGATGAGTCTCCTACTACGTCAGGTGTGTCATCATTTTCATCTGATGGCTCATAAGCCAAGATAATTTCAAGATGGTCTACATTTCTTTGTACCATGTCGTTGATTTCTTCTTGGGTCATACCATTTATATCGTGTGTACCATCATTGACAGCGTTGATAAGCGTTACGCTATCGGTTGCTGTTGTTAATACTTGTTCTACTGTTTGCATTTTTATACTCCTATTTGTGATTTAAGTTTTTCAACTTCTGCTGAAAGTTCTTGGATTGCTTTTACCATGACAGATATAAGTGCTGCTGGAGCAACTCTCTGTCTACCATCTGTATCATCTTCAGACCACATATCAAAGCCTTCTTTTAGATTATGTTTGTCTATTACTTCTTTAACTTCTTGAGCTATAAAACCATGATTGTATTTACCATTCATGGTTCTTTCTTCAGAGCCTTCTTTATAAGCTCTCATATCTTTAGGTATGTCTTTTTCTTTTTTCCAAAGAAAAGTTACAGGTCTTAAATCTTTTATAAATTCTAAACCTACTTCTTCATCTTTAATATCTTCTTTTAATCTAATATCTGAAGGTGCTGTAATAGAAGTAGCACCAAATGCTATTTGCGAATCTATAGTGCCACGACCAATGAGGAATGAGTCATTTACACCGCCTACAACATCATAACCCATTACTATTCTATCAAAAGCAACTGCAGAACCTGTTTCAGGATTCTGACCAATGCAAATGTTCCTTGAACCTGTGGTTATATCATTACCAGCGTTCCAACCAATACAAACATTATGTCCACCTGTGCTTATACCCTGACCTGCAACTGAACCAATAGTTACATTTCGTATACCTGAAGTTATATTTTGCCCAGCTAAATACCCCATAGATGTATTTTCAGAACCAGTTGATAAGCGTAAAAGTGATCCTGCACCAACAGAAGTTGTTTGTGAAGCAGAAGTTCCTAACTGACTTGCTCCTGCTCCTATAGAAGTGTTTTGAACACCTGAAGTCATTGCGGTTGCAGCGTTTGCTCCTACTACTGTATTAGAGTAAACAGTGCCAGTTGATGCTGTTGCTGCATTTACACCAATGGCTACATTCTGATAACCAGTAGTAGCAGCATCCAAGGCGTTGTAACCAACTGCTACATTATCATCACCTGTGGTGTTTAAGGTTAAAGCATCCCTACCAACTGCTGTGTTGTTAGCTCCTGTTGTATTAGCAGCCAAAGAAGCGAAGCCAACAGCTGTGTTGTCAGATGCTGTGGTGTTTGCTGTTAATGCTGACCTTCCAAGTGCTACGTTGTTTGAACCAGTGCTAATAGCATCACCTGCAAGACCACCGATGAGTGTGTTGGAAACGCCTGTGGTTATATCATTACCTGCTTCAAAGCCGATAGCAACATTATAAGCATCGGTAGCGGAAGTAAAGTTTTGTGCCAGCAGAGTTCTTCTACCAATAGCAACGGAACGACTGCCTTGTGTGTCTGCCCCAAGGGCATCAACACCTATTGCTATATTAAAACTTCCAGTAGTAAGTGCATCACCTGAATTTGAACCCATAGCAATATTTTCAGAGCCTGTGGTGTTTGCTCTCAGAGCATCATTACCAACTGCTGTGTTGTTAGATGCTGTGTTAGACAATAAGGCTTCTGCACCAACTGCTGTATTAGCTGTTCCTGTAGTGACAGAAGTTAAAGCGGCATAGCCAAGACCTGTATTATCGTTTGCAGTAGTATGAGCATCTAAAGTGTAAGCTCCTAAAGCTACGTTTCTAGTGCCTGTAGTGTTTGCTCCTAAAGATGCATAACCAACTGCTGTGTTGTTAAATGCGGTTGTATTAGCATCTAATGCACCTGTGCCAACTGCTGTATTAGATGTTCCTGAAGTATTGGCGTTTAAAGCCCCATAACCCATAGCAGTATTACTACCGCCTGTTGTAGCATATTCCATTGCTTGTCCACCAACTGCGGTATTAAAAATACCTGTTGTTAGACTTTTTAATGCTATAGCACCCACTGCTGTATTGTAGGTGTCTGCATTGCTAGAGGGATTAAATGTTGTTAAAGATTGCCAACCAACAGCTACGTTTCTATCTCCTACTGTATTAGCATCTAAAGATGATGCTCCTACAGCTACGTTTAAATCACCCGTGGTGTTTGCTAGCAAAGCCTGATAACCAACTGCTGTGTTGTTGTCTGCTGTAGTGTTAGCTCTTAGTGATGACCTTCCAATCGCTGTATTGTTTGATGCTGTAGTGTTTGATGCAAGTGCATCCATACCTGTAGCTGTATTATTAAAACCTGTAGTAGCGACCAGCAGGGCGTCGCGACCAACTGCGGTATTACTGTCTCCTGTCGTTAGGTCTTGTAAGGCGCGATTGCCTACTGCTGTATTATAGTTTGCTCCAGCCTCAACACTGCTTAATGTGTTGTCACCAATCCCGACGTTTTGCGTACCAACAGGATAATTACCATCAAGTTTGATAGTTCCGCTACTTACATCTAAATTACCTGCAACAGTTATGTTATCTTCTAAAACTGAACTTGTTACTTTTGTTATTGCCATCTTTGTTTATCTCCTGCCTGAAGGTATAAAGTCTACGTAAAGACCATTAATTGTGTATGGAGGTTTTGTATCCTCACTTATAAATGTAAAATTGTTACTGTGTCCACTACCATAAAGAGGTATTCTTGTCAAAGGACTTTCAGCTCCACCAAAAACATTAATACCAAATATCGCTTCACCAAATAACGATGGAGGATTAAGCACACCTAAATCAAATAAATCTGGTGGCTGTGGTATATCTGTACTACCATAGTCAAATCTTACCTGTACATCTGGTTCTACCACACCTTCAGCACTTGCTGAGACTTTAAGGTAGTGTAAAGTTTTTAAAGTTCCTAAATCACCATAGTCGTAATCGGGTGTAGCATATCTTGCTAATATAGCAGTGCCATCAAAAGTATTACCTGAATCGTGTACATACACGTAACCATTAGCACTACCGTGATAGTATTCTTCAATACCGTTTTCATTAAAGTCTGAACCGATGGCGGTTACTTCTATTCCTCTTGTTTCTGACCATTCAAACCCGTTTGGTCTTATCGTTCCTATGACACCTCTTTGTTGACTTTCGTCTAATGCTGTGTCTGTATAAAATAATCTGTATTGTGACTTCTCACGCAGTACAATACTGCTAATGTTAAAGTCGTTTGTGCGTTTTGCTAGGTCTGTTATAATCGGTTGAATCGCTTGACTCACCGTGCCTAACTCAACGTCACCAATTCTTGCGGTACCTGCAACGGTTCTGATACCGTCCGGTGCAAGAAACATCAAGTCACCACCAATTTCTTGAATACTGTAACCTGATAAGCAACCTACGTTTTCTGCAACTGAAACAATTGCTACGTTCTGACTGTCATCAATGTTTATAAGTTTGTGAATACTGTTTTCACAGAACACAAACAAGTCAGTACGGAAACCTTTAATACCTACAATGGTATCAGAGATAGTAACAGAACCTGCTCCAGCCCCTGAAAAGTTAGCTTGGTCATTGTGTACACTGTAGTACAGCGTTGTTTCGTTATCAACCACACCTGCAGCTATTAAGTGATGGTCGTGTGAAGTAATGTATTTTACTCCGTTTGTACTATCTACTGTAATTAACTGTGTAAAAAATGTTCTAGTGTTTAAAGCTCCAGTGCCTTCCATTCTAAAAGCAAAAGGTTGATTTGCTTCATCAGCTATAATTACTTGACCATAGTCTTGTCCAGCACCATCAAATAAAGCAAACTGAGTTTTACCTTGATTGGTTCTTGTTGTAACACTTTTACCTGTAAAGGTTGCATAATCATCGCCACCTCCTGCAGACAATTTATTAATTGTTATCCAAGTAATTCCATCTAGACTAAAATAAATATCAGTCCCGGCTGCAACAATAATTCCATCAGCATAAGGTGATACACCTAGTATGTCAGTAGCACCACCCGTAGGCTGTGTTGCACTAGCACCACCAAACTTTGTAAACCCGTTAATACGTCTATAACCACCTTCAATAGATACTTCAAAGTTTCGAAGTTCTCTAGCTGCACCGGGTGTTTTAAGTAAGTCTATTGAGTTAGCAGACTTTATTAAGCCACCTGTACATGCTACTGTATAAGGTTGTGAACGTGCCATAAATTAAAAGTATCTTCTGTCGTCTGTCATTGCACGAGGAGTAGGATTAATCAAATTAGATTTCATATTCCTTATC